AGATTTACAAGCGATCACATAAAATCATGTGGTGCGATATTTGGTAGAAGAAATAATCCATCAAGTCATTATCTTTGGTCTGGCACATCAGACTACAAGAAGTTTGCATTACCAAAAGAATTAGAAAATTATTATAAAGACTATGGTCATGGCGCGACTCTTTGCGAGATAAGACATGGCGCAAACAAATACACGCTAGTTCCAGAAACAAAGTATCACACAACAAACGAGGTGGTTAAATGGGTTAAGTACGATGGCATAGACGAGTATCCAGGTAATCTAAAAGTTGACCTAGGTAAGATAGCTTTATCAGCAGCACTTTGCATAACGTATGCAGGATCAGGACAAAGAGATGATTACTGCACAGCAATGGCAGGTGTTTTATTAAAACACACAGAATGGAATGTAGATGACATAGATGATTTTGTTTACAAGGTTGCGGTAGCAGCAAAAGACGAGGAGGCTGATAAAAGAAAAAGAAAAGGCACAACACATAAAAAAGCAAACAGAAAATTTGGCATGCCAAAACTTGCAGAGATCATTGGGTGCTCTACAAAAACAATAGCAACTATATTTAGTTGGATTGGTGTGCAAGAAGCCACAAGCGAAGAGGCAAAACAATCTATTGGGCAGATAATAGAATACGGAAGTGATAGATATTTTGTAAAAATAAATGCTGTGGTGCAGGGTGAGGCTGTTGAAAAAACAATCACAGTAGACGGTCCCACACTACGAAACAAAAAATTATTTTATGACTCTGTAATTAGTAAAGCCTCTGTATGGATACCAGAAATGAAAGCCGCAGACTTTGAAGAGATCATGCGTAGAAAGTACGAGGCAAGAGAGAAATCTACAAATTATGTGGAAGAGGCGGAAGAAGATTTAAGATTTATAAAACATTTTAAAAATTATATTGCAGAAGAGAAAGCATATACAAATAAAAAAGAATTAGCATACTTTGGTATGCCATATTATAATGTCCAAAAAAATACACTAGAATTTAATCTAGATAAGTTTGAAGACTACCTACACAAACAAAAAGTAAATCTTGCAAGAGTGGACCTTGTAATAAAATGTCAGAACATATTAAAAGCAAAAAAGAATCATGGCAAGTATGGCACAAAATCTTGTGTGTCATGGCGTATGGTAAATCAAAAGATAGACAAAGAGGATTTAATAGTAGAGGGTGAATATCAAGAGGTGACAGATGAAACAGCCTAAATTCATATCAGGACCACCAGGTACAGGTAAGACCTCGATGTTCATTACACAGAAATACACAGAGTTATTAAAAAAATATCCACACAACAGAATAGTAATACTATCACACACAAACGTTGCAGCTGATGAGATAAGAGATGAGATACTTAAACTACCAGAGATGCAAGGTGTTACAAAAAAATCTATGAAGTATAATATCTGTACGATACACTCGTATTGCAAAAGCAGATTGGTTGGACGTAAAGAGGTGTTTAGTTATGCAGATCACATGAATCTAACAACGATAGACTCTCTATTTAAATTACAGAGAGTGACAGAGTCAGAATTTAATGCTGACAAGCACAAATTTTATAGATACCTGGCAGATGCACATGGCAAAGGCAACACATTAAAAGAACATTGGAAGACGTGTGATAAACAGATTTACAAACCATATAATCTAAACTCCATAGAACAGATGTCATTTCCATACTTTCAATACAAGAAAGATAATCACGTGTGTGACTACGCAGATATGATACAGGATTTTATAGACAAGGCTGTGGAGCCAGACATTGATGCACTGATAGTTGATGAGGCACAGGATAGTAACGTGCCACAGAGAGAGGCTCTCGACAAGATGGCAACAAAAGCAAAAGAGTATTATTTTGTTGGTGATGCGGACCAAACCATATTTGAGTTTGCAGGATCAGATGCGGACTACTATCACAGATTATCAAGAGAGGCAGAACAATTAGAACAAGGACACAGATGTGGTAAAACCATAAATAATCTGTGTAAGAGAATAATAAGACCGATATGGAATCACTATGGTTACGAGAGGGCATGGAAGCCCACAGATGTGATAGGCAACCATTATCATCTGCCTAGTTTAGATAAAAGATGTAGTGCTATGACTGCTTTGTTAGATAAGATAAAACATACGAACGAGACTTTTTTATTTACCTATCGCGGCACGCCGTCAGATTCATGGGTCAAAAAATTTTTTAAGCAACAGGGTATAGAGTTTGCACATGTGGGGAACACGGCCCACGTACCAAAGAAAGAATTAAGATGCCACAAACTATGGCCAGAGTTTTGTAGAGGAACACCAATGCCACTAAAACAGATAAAAGATTTTTGGCAATACATAGGAAGCAAGGTAATAGTTCATGGCAGAGGCGAAGAAAGTTTTGATGAGTGGGTAGATAGAGAATACACAATAGACTACATGATATATCATAAGTATTTAAAAGAAGGGACAGGAAAAGAAAGAGATTTTGCACTGATAAGAAAGAAGACAGACCCTGATAGATTAATCTACATTAGAAAGATTCTAAACAAGGGATACGATGATGGAGAAGTAAGAGTAAAATACGCAAACATACATACCGTAAAAGGTCTGACGTTTGACAATGTCATTGTTGATTTAACAGCAACGAGACAAGAGGATTACTTTACACAGTTAAGATTAAAATATGTTGCATACAGCAGAGGTAAGTTTGATTGTTGGACTGTAGCATCACAAGGTAAATATACGTTAGGAGTAAGATGAAAAAGAAAAATGTTTGGGACAAGCAGCACGGCGGAAGTCACTATCAAAAGTATAAAATTCAGCCAAGCAAGTTTGTTGTTGAGAATGAGTTGTTATATCCAGAAGGGTGTGCTATAAAATATATAATAAGACATAGGGACAAAGGGAAGAAACAAGATTTATTGAAAGCGATACATTTTATAGAGATGATTATAGAAAGGGATTATAATGTGTAATACACCAGAGGATTTAGATCTAAATGGTATTAATACAGTTGCGATAGATATAGAAACATATGATCCTAATCTTAAAACAAAAGGGTCAGGTGCAATACGTAAAGATGGTTTTGTATGTGGCATCGCAGTTGCAACAGAAAATGATATTGCATATTTTCCTTTACGTCATTCTGACACTGACATAGCTTTTGATAGAATAGATAAGATATGGCAGGTGTTAAACGAAAAGATTTTTCAAAACGAAAACATCACAAAAGTATTTCACAATGCAATGTATGATGTCTGTTGGATAAGAGCAGTGACAGGTATGATGATCAAAGGTAGGATTGTTGATACCATGATAGCTGCATCTGTTATTGATGAGAACAGATTTAAATATTCACTCGATGCATTATCAAAAGATTATCTTAACGAGGAGAAATACAAATACGACCTGCAACAGAAAACATTAGAATGGTCTGGTGGCACAGTAAAAGATCCTATGACTAACATGCATAAACTGCCAGCATCTATTGTAAAAGAGTATGCGAAGCAGGATGTAAACTTAACTTACAAGTTATGGAAATTATTTGATAAAAAAATTGACGAAGTATTATACACTAAAGATGATGGAGAGCAAAAAACTTGTAGACAAATATTTGAATTAGAAACAAAATTATTTTTATGTTTGGTTGACATGAAATTCAAAGGAGTTAAAATAGATGTCGCAAAAGCTATCCTGTTTGGCAGACATCTTAAAAAACGTAGAGATCAGATTATAAAAGCAATAGAAAGTATCACCACAATAAAAGTTGATATCTGGGCTGCAGCATCAATCAAAAAATTATTAGATCATCTCTGCATAAAAGATTACAAAGTTACACCAAAATCCAAGATGCCTCAATTGCCTAAAGATTATTTAAGAACTCACAATAATAAATGTCTGCGTATGATTGCAAAGGCGAGGGAGTATGACAAAGCAGTCAATACTTTTATAGATGGATTACTAGAATACGTGCATGAGGATAGAATTCATGCAGATATAAATCAGATAAGATCAGATACAGGTGGTACAGTCACCGGCAGATTTAGTATGTCTAATCCAAACCTGCAACAGATACCAGCCAAAGGTTATATCGGTCAGAAGATGAGAGAGCTATTTATACCAGAAGATAATTGTGAATGGGGTAGTTTTGATTACTCACAACAAGAACCACGTATTGTGGTGCACTATGCGATTAAATTAGGCCTGCCGGGCACAGAGAACCTTCAAAACGAATTTGACAGGGATGATGCAGATTTCCATCAGATCGTTGCTGACATGGCTAATATCTCCAGGAAACAGGCAAAAACAATTAACCTAGGTCTATTCTATGGTATGGGTAGGGTAAAATTACAGAGAGAGTTAGGTTTAGATCAGCAACAAGCTAAAGAATTATTTAACGAGTATCATAGAAGAGTGCCTTTTGTAAAACAATTATCCCAGGAGTTGATAGCATTTTCAAAAGAGAATAAATTATTATTTACACTACATGATAGATTCTGCAGGTTTGACAGATGGGAGACAACAAACAAAGAATGGAATCCTGAAACAAATAGATTTAACGAGGTGCCATTATACACAAAAGAACAAGCCATGGAAGCGTTTAAAGCAGAGATGTTAGACAAATACAAAGAGAACAAGATAGATGCAAACTACATGGATTATTTTGAAAGATATTATACACCTGCGTTTACCTACAAGGCTTTGAATAGATTGATACAAGGATCGGCTGCAGATATGACAAAGAAGGCCATGGTGGATCTACATCAAAGGGGTATAATACCACACATACAAATACACGATGAATTATGTATATCTGTTACCGGTCAGTACATGAGTAACATAATTCAAAGTACAATGGAACAAGCGATACCTCTTGAGGTCAAGAACAAAGTTGACTTTGAATCTGGACCAAATTGGGGTAGTATTAAATGAGGAAAAATTATGGCTTACTTAAATGCAAACATACCACCTATCTACGCACAAATAAGAAGGGAATATTTATATGACTTACAAAAACATCATGGAGAAGTTGAAGACTGTATTATCTTCGGCATATCGGCTCTTACAGGAAGGAGCATACTATGGCATGCTATTATGGAAAACGGTGCAATATTTTATCGCTTACCTATTAGCGCGTTTATTCAGAAGGGATTTGAGCCATCCGGAGTGCCCACAAGACGACTTGATGAACTACAGCTCTGGAATTGTTTTTCTTATTATCCTTCTGTCCATTCTTGGGATGTTTTAGAATCACAGGCTGGTAAGTATATCGGAAAAGATAAGAAATGGCATTCAGGAAAATATTTATTTACTATTGACTTTGCTCACCCAGAAGCTAACATACTAGACACTGATCATTCGGAGATCCCGCACGAGCACAAGTGCGCTCACATTATTGCCCTAGATGATGGCAATTTTGCAGCACAGCCAAACAATAGATGTATATGGGACATACCATCTTTTACAGTGAAAGATGAGACCCCTGATTGGAAAGTGCAGACATCCGAGTGGAACGTTGAAGATAGTAGGGCATGGCGGACAGAGGATACCGACAAGTTCTTCTATGAAATAGAGGAGAAAAAACATGATAAAAAAGATTAAAGAATTTTTTAAAAAATTAATTTTTTGGAAAAGGTAAAAATGATTGGAGGCTGTTATGAATTACAAATTCACAGCAATACTGATAGTTTTGTTATGTTTATTGGCGGTTTTCGTACGGCCTCCACAAACATTGAAAGTTGATCCAAAAGATTATATAATCCCTCCACCAAAACCAAAACATGAGTAAGAAACCTTTAACAATATCTGAATCTGCTGCCGTGCAAATGCCTATGAAAACGGTTGCCAGTCTGATAATTATTGTGGCACTCGGCACCATGGGCTATTTCCAGATGGTTGAACGTCTAAACATTGCAGACACCAAGATCAAGATAATGGAACAGGATGTCGAACAGAATACAGAGTTTAGAATCAAGTGGCCACGTGGACAGATGGGATCACTGCCCGCGGACTCGGAGCAGTACATGATGCTGGAAGATATTTACAAAACTTTAGACCGTATAACAAAACATATCGATGATATGGCTTTAAACAAGGTAAACATAGAATTCTTGACAAAGCAGATGGACAAGGTTTTAAAAGATATAGAAAAATTAAAAGATCAAAACAGAGAATATAAATACAATGGCAACGGATCGAATAACTAAACAAGTGATTAAATATATAGAGGATGCTGAAAAAAAAGCTAAACAAATGAGATTTGTAAAAGATTTAAAAAAAGAAGTTGAAACTGGCAAGCACGGCACACAGAGGTATGTTGTAAAAAAAGGTGAGAACAAAGGGAAGATATTATGATTGAGTCTGTGGTGGCCCTACTTATGTTTATAAACGGAGAGATCAAGGAACACCGTATTCAAGATAACATGGCTGCGTGCCTCCGAGGCAAGCGTGAAGCAGAGAGAACTTTTTCAGAATCTGTATCCTACAAATGCTACAAGGGTAAAGCAGAGACAGAGATCTACATGGGGGAGAAGTCTATCAAGGCTTTGATATTAGAATAATGAAAAAAGCCAATAAAAAAAGAAACCCGGTGGCAAAACAATTAAGACATTTTAAAAAAAAAGTAATAAAGAGTAAAAGGATATATGACAGAAAAAACGATAAAATTTCATACTGAAATAGTTAATGGTATCTGTCCAACATGTGAAGAGTATACGATGTTGGTTGGTGTGACCAGGTCTTTTTACAGATGCATCACGTGTGGATCAGATTTAGAACAATACGTGAATGGTGTTATAAGTTATATACCACGTTTGCATAAAAACACACTACAGTCAAAAGTAGAAGAATATTTTAATGGCTAAAAAAGCTAAAAGTTTGTACACAAAAGTAGCACATGAGCCCATATTTCATAAGACCTCGATTGGACGCAACCCTAGCTTGTGCAAAATGAACAAATCTCGCCGACGTGGTTTCAAAAAATACCGTGGACAAGGACGTTGACAAATATCCCAAAATATCCTAGTCTCTGGGTATGAAAGAAAAAACTATAACTATAAAAACAGATGGCATATCTCAAAAACAATACTCGACTTTACTGTTAGAGTTAAATATTATGAAAAGACAATGGAGATCGTACGGTGTGCAATTAAACATATCGGCTCCTAGTTTTAAAAAAATAATAAATTTGGGTACAAATAATGGATCTGATACTACTAAACGACGGATTGTATAGTCTGGTATCCGTCACAAAAGAGATGATAGAGGGTGTCGAGATGCTTTCCGACATCAACTGTTTTGATCTCTGTGACATACTACGAGTACATCTGACCACGTATCACGAACCATGGAACGTACACATTATGAAAGATGACAGTGGAATTTTTTTTGGGTGTGTTTGTAAGTAGTATCTTATTACTACCTGCGGTTGTATTACTGTGGGTGTGGAATAAAGAAACACCTACCCTAAAGAGGGATAAAAGTAAGGGTAGGTAATGGTGAGAAGATTCTTGCCCTTACCACAATTCAGCCATATTGTCAAATCGTGTCGATGGGTGTGCAATAGAATTTTATATATATACTATGTTTGTTGACATCCTCACGTCCTATCTCCTTCATCTTACGAAGAGACTCCTCATATCCAAATGTCAGGCAATCATATTTTGTTCTAAATGTTTCATGCCAGTCAAAAGGCGGCATACACTCACCAGCCACACTAGAACAAATTAATAAACTTAATAAAAATTTCATTGACAATCCTATAATATCACCTATATTAGCATTTAATTATGAAAGGAAACACATGACAGACATGAGCAAATATAAAAATGTTTCACTAACAAAAGAAACATATGCTATTTTAGATAAGTTATCAAAGATATTATTGCCTGATGCAAAGTTGTCAGTAGCAAAGACAATAGAATCACTAGCAAATGAGAAAGCGAGAAAGCTAAATGGCAAAGTTAAAAAAGGGTAGAGTCAAAATACATATCTGTAAGACATGCAACGGAAATGGGTATGTCAGGATTGCAAAAATTGAAGGTGATCCTGCACTTGATTTTAGAGACAAGAGTGAGGTCCATCAATGTTGGGACTGTGATTCGGAGGGGGAGTTTTATGAAACAATTACTGATAATCTTATCGATGACGGTGTTTCTCACAAACTGCACTAGTAAAATAAAGTTTGATGGATACGATCCATCAACAGCGCTAGTAAGATGGGTTTTTACAAATGATTCCAGAAACTGATAGAGCATACATTGCAGGACTCTTTGATGGTGAAGGTAGTATCTATTACAAGAAAGTAAAAGAGAAAAAAAAGAAACACAAAGGTAAACCTGGACATCGATATGCTAACGCATGGCGTATCAGCATGGAGATAACGATGACAGATAAATCTGTGATCATGTGGGTGCACGAGGTATTAGGATGCGGAACCTTCAACCACAAACCCAGAAAAGGTTTACGTAAAGACGGCACACCATTTCTAAAACAATATAAATGGCGATGCACATTCAGAGACGCATTCTATGTGTGCACACTGATCTGGCCATGGGCTCACACAAAGTTACCAAAAATTACACAGATATTGGAACATTATGCTGACAAAAAAATCATGAATGGTAAGGTGGTAAATCTAAAAGAATATAAGGCAGCGATGGCACTAGAATGAGATTAAAATTTTACATATGGTTGATGGGTTGGACCGGCAGAATCAATGCGTGGGCATGGCGTAAACAAGCTGGCATTATCAAAGATAAACAACAGAGGGAGGAAGAGGACTATCTAAAGGAACTAAAGAAAAAATTATGACAGATAATAAAATAAATGTAAATATTTTTAACTGGGGACCTTGTGTTCTCAAAACAAAAATCATGGATGATTTTAAGGAATTATTATTGACAGAGGGTGAGAAGAACACCAAAGATTTTACGACAAGACTCGCAGGTATCATAGAGAAAGAGACAGGTTACAGTGAAGAGGTGAAAGCAAAAGTTGTCCCTCATCTATCTAATTACCTCGGTGTCTACGATCAGATGTTTGAAAAATTTGTGAATAAAAGATACGAGAAAAAACCACATTACGTGATGTCGGCACTCTGGATAAACTATCAGAAGGCCGGTGAGTTTAATCCACCGCACGATCACGATGGTAAGTTATCTTTTGTTATATATCTACAGATACCGGATGAATTAAAAAAAGAACAGGCAGATTACAAGGGCAAGAGCTGTGGACCTGGTGGCATACAGTTTGTTTATGGTGATGGACCTAGAGATTGTGTGACCTATCAATCCTTCTTTCCTGAAGAGGGAGATATATTTATATTTCCTGCGTGGTTGAAACACTGGGTGGCACCATTTAAATCTGATTGCGTTCGTATATCCGTCAGCGGTAATGTGCACGACTCTGCACCTTTGAATAATATCACCAACTTTGCTCCTAAATATTTAAAAGAAAAAAAATGACGGCTGCTTACGGATTAGGTATGTTTGGATATAATATGGTCTGTCTGTTGATAGGTCTGATCATAATATACTACGTGATTAATAAAATAAAATGATGAGCGACGAAGACATAAAAGAATACCATAACATCGGTAAGGCTATCAAGCACAACGACAAGTACACCTATGTCGATGCAACACGGATCGAGGACCAAGAAACACGGCTCTATGATGTAAATGGTTCTAGACTTCCGAGTGTAACTACGATATTAGGGCGTACCAAAAATCAACAATTTCTAAAAGATTGGATAGCGAAAAAAGGTGAAGCCGAAGCAGAACGAATCAAAAACTTATCTAGTAGTCGGGGGACAGCTATGCACAAATTCCTGGAACACCATATCGTCGGAACTGGCTACGATGATCTTACAGCACTCGGACAGGAGGCGAAAGCCATGGCCGAGAAAGTTATTGAAATCGGTCTTGCACCTGTTGAAGAATACTTTGGGTCGGAGGTTACGTTATACTATCCGGGTCTGTACGCAGGTTCGACAGACCTTGTCTGTCTACACAACGATCGCGAGACTGTTGTTGACTTCAAGCAGGCCAATCGTCCGAAGAAGAAAGAATGGATCGAAGATTATTATCTGCAG